TTTCTTCGATATCCACTTCGTCAGGGTGCTGAACATAACCAAGTCCTACAGCATAAGGCTGCAGAAATTGAAAATCTTCACCTGCCCTCACAAAAACGGCCACGGGAATAACGGGGGGAGCGTCAAGCATCGTAGAAACAACCCTGAAAATAGAGAGGACTATAGAGGAACTGTTCGCACGTATTTCTTCTATGCTAGCACGATTATCAATCACTTGGATGTGATCAATAGGTATCATGTAAGGCATAGGGACAGAAACAGTGTATGTTCCACTACAGACCCCTCTAAGAACTGAGTTTTGGGAAAAGCTCGATGTAGCAGTAAGATCAGAGAAGGGGGGATAGAGTATCTGAAAAGAATAACCAACCTCAACCATGGGATGACCCATGATAACAAAATCAAAGATAAGTGTGCCTCGCCAGTAAGAACAGGCTTGGGAGAAATACCTAAAATAAGTAAGAAGTTGATCATTTCCAGACAGATCTACGGCCCCTCTCATAGCAGTAGGATTGGCATAATGGTAAATTTCACCAGTAGTGTCGATCGTATGCAAATACTGAGGTTGTCGAAGAAAGTCCATGATTTTGTGTTTCTCTGTTGACTCTTTCCATGGACGAAAAATAGGAGTCGTTGGGGGAGGGCCAAACTTAGTTGAATCTCCTACGTAAGCTAGTTGAACAGCTTGAGGATTCTCATAAGTACCAGAATTAGACGCATCAACGTCCGAGGGCGAAGAGCCACTAATAGCATCGGTCAATATTTCAGAACCAACACTACTGGCAGCTGAACTCAAGGCAGCAAGAGCTGCAGGAACAAGAGTTTCGACTCCGGACTGAGGGCTAACCCTAGACAACTTAGACATACGTAATGCCTCAGGTTCGGGAACAGGAGTGAGGAAACTAGGACCAGAGAACCGCAAGTTTTCAAACGTGACATACACCTTTATTTGTGCAGGATATGACAACGTGGAAACATACGATGCTCCTAAATTAACAAACCAAAGAACGGGAGTTCCAGGCCAGAGAGACTGGCCTGAGGCTGCTGGTAAAGTATCATCAAACGTCTGAACGTATTTCCTAGGTAGATAGGGAACATTGTATTGCCAAGGGACAGTAATGACAACATCCTTTGCCTCTCCATAAGTAACCAATTCGGCACTAGGGGAGAGTAAAAGATGCTGCCTACACATCAAATTAGCATCAAAGTAAATACGTTGGTCTTGGAACGAAGAAGTGTTCCACTGAACATGGGGATAAATCCCTACAACAAAACCTCCAACAAGACCTTTCGGGTTGCTGCAAGTTATACGATAGGTAACTGAATCATAGGCAATTCCTTCAAAATATTGTATCATATTTTGAAAGGTTCGCGAATTCTTCATCAAATTAGTGAGATTATAAATAGACAAAGGGGCACTAGCAGGGCCGTACTCCAATCTGTCAAAGGAATAACCCTCATTGAAAAGGTCATAACCTCGAAGGCCGTAATCCATATGATCGGGAACAACTCTGTCTTCGTGTTTGACCACATCCAACTGATCATGCGCCATCTGCACAGGCGCACCTGACCAATCGGATAAGTCAGACCTTGAAACTTCAGTTTTAACGATTTCATTCTCAACATTTTCCATCTTGTAAAAGTGTCATAAAGTGGGGATTGCTTACTAAGCTAAAGCAGGTGTGAACGTTTTAGTTCCGTTCAGAACATATAGTAGGTTTTATAGATGCCTACAACATCTTTGTTTTGGCAGTTTATAGTGATGCCGCACTATGATTCTAAAATTATTGAAGAAGCATCTTCGTTTGCACGAAGTCTTCTTGGAAACCGTAAGGAAAAGATAACGGTAATCCATTTTCTTCAATAAAAGAGATTATTTTGTTGGCAATAGGTTCGCCAACAGATCTAGAATATTCACGCAATTCACGCGCAACATTGTCCAAATTTTGTTGAAGTTGTTTACGAACAAACTCAGGCGAAGATTTTTCATTTCTAGGCACACGGATAAAATAAATTTGAGCCATCAAACTATCCATAGCTAAGGGACAAAATACTTGACCATTTTGTTCACGAAAGCCACGAGAGAGGAAAGAAGCTTCCCAAATGGGTCCCATACTGATGTTTGTGCCCTTAGACACAGAAGTAACTTCAATATGAAAAATTTCCATAAACGCATTAACAACAAAACTAGGGGTGAACCAATATTGACGTAAAGATACAAGATTATCGTCGGAATACAACTTTATTTTCAACATTTGCAAATTAAGAACGGGGTCTTGCCCTGTAAGTTTGGAGCCATGAATTATGACCACACAAAAATACAACATATTGCAAAAAGTATTCAACCAAGTTGTAATC